ATTGGACGCAAAGTCCAAGATCGCGCGCAGGACGGCCGCGCCTTGTTCTGTTTGGTTGGTCATGGTGCCAATGTTATTTAACTGCATCACAAAAAATTCCTTGCAATCTCAGTTTTCTGCATTACAATAAACTCATCGGCAGCACGGTGCAGCCGCAGGAGATCAAGATGAGCAACAGCCACACCATCAACCCCGCCTGGAAGGCCTGGAACGACGTGCAAAACGAGGGCGGCGAAGGCTACAACCCGCATGAGAAGTGGATTGCCAAGACCGCTGCACCTGTGGCTGCCAAGACTCCTGCCCACCTGGACCGCATGCTCCGCCAGGCAGACGGCCGTCCCGTCCCCGAGTCCAAAGTGCGCGCCCGCCTGGAAAAGGCCCTGGCTACGCTGCCGACCCTGACCAACGCCAGTGCCATCGCGATCTTCGAACGCGACATCGCCGCCGATCAAGCCCTGCTGGCCGCCTGAGGGATAGCCATGAAAGTCGTCTACCTCCGGATCAACGCGCGAGCCAGCATGGATGCTCAATGGATCGCGTCCCCCCCAGCAGCCGCCGCGCTGGCCGTCACCGAAGTGCCGGATGACGCGGCCTTGTCTGCCGTCGTCGCCCTGGCCAATCGCACCATCATCAACGCGCCGTCCAAGACGCGCGGCAAGCCGGCCAGCGTGGCCTATGGCCGATTGGGCGAAGGCAAGTTTGTCAACCTGGTGATCGGCCGGCCCGAGGGCAGCATCAAGACGGACCGCACGGCCACAATCCCGGCCACCAGGTGCACGCCGGATCAGCGTGCAACCTGGGAAGCCCTGGGCGGCGTGGATTGGCTGCGCTCGGTGCTCGACAAGGCGGGCAACAGTAAGTCGTANGGTCATCGTCGGCAGGTGATGGGAATCAGCCGAGCGGCTTGGCCGTGTTGGCCGCTGCGATTCGGACGATGCGCGCGGCGTGCGCTAGGGTGGATCGGTCTCGGATCGACAGCCCATTTGCGTGCGCTAGGGTGGATCGGTCTCGGATCGACAGCCCATTTGTCACCAGGTGCACGCCGGATCAGCGTGCAACCTGGGAAGCCCTGGGCGGCGTGGATTGGCTGCGCTCGGTGCTCGACAAGGCGGGCAACAGTAAGTCGTAAGGTCATCGTCGGCAGAGGGTTGGAAAGTCAGGTGGGAACCCAGCCCGGGACGTTCAGCCGGACCAGCGTGCGAGGCGTAGCGCGGGCCAGTGGCACCGATGCGTGCAGCGTGGTCATCGCATCGCCGGCCCACACGAAGCCTGCGCCCATGGGCACCTCGGCGAGGCTGGCCAGGTCCAGGTGACTGAAGTCCCCGCCTTCGCCGGGCTCTCCGTCGTACTGTCCGACCCAGGCTGCGCCACCTTGAACGCTGCTTGCCAAGATGATGGCTTCGCGTTGGCGACGGCTGGTGACGTGCTGCCCGTGGCTACCAGCGTAAACCCATGTCGGCCCTGGCGGCTGGTGGTCCCAAGAGCTGGTGAACACATGGGGTCGCCACGGCTCCGGCGGCTGGTGGCCGTGTCCTGGCCTGGGGGCCGGCTGGCCGTGCGCTGCGATCTCTGGCCTCCAGTACCCATCGATGTGGACGCCCGGCCGGCGATGCGTCGCGCCTGGCTGGACAACGCCTTGGTCGATCATCAGGTAGATCGGACTGGCGACATCGATGCCATCGAGCATGGCGTCAACGGTGGGCTGCCAGCGCGCGAGGTCGAACGGCAGACCTTCAGCCTTTCTGAACGGCAGCATGTAGACGCGCTCGCCCGTGAATTCAGGGAAGGTCACAGCGCCGCGTTGCTGGATGGTGGATTGCTTCAGCATTTCGATCCTTCAGCGGGTAGGGTTGGACTTGGTGGGCGCGGTGCGGAACCGCAGCCCGTTGAACCAGCGGCGCAGCACGTAGCTGCGCACCAGGCTGATGGCCGTGAACCAGGCGCCGATCGCCAGGTTGCTGCTGAACGGGATGTGGATGCCGAACAGCGGGAAGACCAGCAGCTGGGACGCCAGGGCCACCAGGTAGCCGACCAGCACGTTTGCGCCGGCCTCGATCGCAGATTGGGTGCGGGTCTGCATTACCCGACCTCCAGGCCCATCTGGACCGGCTGAGCTGCAGCTGGTTCGAACAGTTGGCCTTGCTTGGTCGCCTGCTCGATGCGTCGGCAGGCGATGTCGAAGTACCTTGGCTCGCGCTCGATACCGATGAACTTTCGGCCGAGCTTGATCGCGGCCACGCCGGTGCTCCCGCTGCCCATGTAGGGGTCAAGGATCAGGTCGGCCTTGCCGGCGTGCTGGATGGCCCAGGCCATGACCGCCACCGGCTTCTGGGTCGGGTGCTGCTTGTCCCGGTAGTCGCCGCGGGCCAGGGGGTCGTAGGTGAGCACGCGGGCATTCGCATCCCACGAGCACCAGGCCATCTCGCATTCGGCGAAGTCGCGGTTTTTGAAGCCGGCGCCCTTGTCCCAGATCAGAAAGTTCCGGCTGGGTCCGAGGCCGAAGTAGTTGCCGCCGAAGACAACCGCGCGCTCCCCGGCGGTGACAACCGCGCGCAGCGCTTCTTCGGCCGGCACGCAGTTGTCCCAGCCAAGATCCTGGCCCGCTTCGATTTTCAGGCGGCCGTACTTCCCCGTGCCGGCGCTGGCGCCGATGCCATACGGCGGGTCCGTGATGACCGCGTCGGCCTTGGCCAGCTGGGGCAAGACTTCCATGCAGTCGCCCAGATACAGGGTGGCGTCGCCGATGTGCTCGACGCGCATCTGCGTGGTCTCAGCCATTTCTTTGTTCCTCCGCTGGTGATGGGACGGCCTTGAAGCTGACGGCCCACACCCAGGGGTTGGCCGCCCAGCTGCCGGCGCCGTTGATCTGGTCCCACAGCTCGGCATACCACTGGCGCGGGTCGGGGCCTTGGGCCATGTTCTGGAACGGGCAGCCTTCGGCCATCGCGTCCCCGCGGCTGATGTCCTGCAGCCGCTCGACGCGAACCTCGGTGACTTCAAGCACCAGGCGGCAAGCCGCGCGGGGCATGTGGATGCTCGGCGTCCAGCCGTCGAAGTCTGGATGCCAACCGACCTTCTCGTCGTCGGTGGCGCGGTAGAAGAACCGCGGCTGAGCATGGTGCCAAGGGCGGCCGAACGTCTCGCGCACCCACAGCCTGTCGCCGCGGCCACCGTACGGGCAGGCGAATTGCGCCTCGCCTTCCTCATCGCCGAAGGTGCTGCCGTTGTAGACCTGCCCGCGCTCGGCCGGATCGGGCACTTCCACGACGTGAGACAGAGCGGCGGCCTGGGCTGGCTTGCACACGCGCCGCGTCTGCGTCTTGGTGCTGGCCATCAGCGCGCGCACCATCGGCGCCGAGAACAGGATCGGACGCTCAGCCATGTGCACCTCCCACACATCCAAAATTGGCGGCGCGGGCTGCGTCGATGGCTTCGCGGAGCGAGGTGATGGCCATCCACTTGACGGACAAGACCCTGTAGTCGCTACCCCACGATTTATGGCCTCTTGCCTCCAGCCAGTCCAGGCGCTCGGTGTCGGCCGAAGTCGGCGCAGCCGCAGCAGCACCAGGGGCGGCCCGGCCAGCCTGGTAGCCCTCCCAGGCGAACTGGGTTTGGAAGCTCTTGTACTCGCCGGCGAGTGCGGCTCGGCTGCCCCAGCGGTCCATGCGAAGCCCGTGCGGCTCGGCCGAGAACCGGGCCTCGAAGGCCGCCCGCGCGGTCCCACCATCTTCCTCACAGTGCGGCTCGGCTGCCCCAGCGGTCCATGCGAAGCCCGTGCGGCTCGGCCGAGAACCGGGCCTCGAAGGCCGCCCGCGCGGTCCCACCATCTTCCTCAGTACGTAGGGCGGGCTGGGCGACCAGAGCGCGCAGCGTCAGAGCTGCGGCCTCGGCCCATCGTGGCAAGTCGTGAGGGGCAATGCAGTCTTCCCACTGGCGAACGAGGCCGGCCGCGTCGTGTGCTTTCATGCTGCGCTCCCGAAGCGATTCATCAGGCGGCGTGTTTGCCCTTGCGCCCACAGGCCGGCCCGCTCGGCGATGCCGTGGCGGTCAAGCTCGATCACGCTGTCCATCACGTTGGCTGCAGCGCGCGCGGCCAGAAGCTCTGCGCCGGCGAAGCAGGCCCGGCCGGTGGTGTTGTAGCGCTTCGTGACGGTCGCATAGGTCTGCAGCTGCTCGGCGACAGCTGCAATGGCCTCGGGTGAGAACTGCATGGCCTCCTCGCTGGCCAGCAGGTACATCATGTGGCTGTAGACGAAGCCGGTTTCGATCCAGTCCCACATGTCGGCCTCGTTCGCGCTGCCATTGGTGAAGCGGTCGATCAGGTCCCAGTGGATGATCTTGGCGTCGGTCTGCTTGGAGGCGGGGAGCGGCGCGCGCCAGAACTTGGAAGGTTGCACCGGTGCGTTGCGCTTGGCGATGGACGCGAGGCGATGAGCGGTTTTCATGCGCGGGCCCCCAGTCCATTCAGTGGGTTCGACAGGTCCCGGCGCGCTTCGCCGGAGCGAATGCGGCGCACGTGGCTGGATGACATGCCGGTGCGTTGACACACCGTCGCGGTGTCTTCCTCGGATGTCCGAATCTGAGAGACCAGCTCGTCGCTGTAGGCTGACTGCGCCCGCTGGCGCAAGGTGGTGCGCAGGATGGCGTCTGGCCGGCCGAAGGCGCCGCGCTCGGCGGCCATCCTGTGCGAGGTGCGGTGCGTGCAGACGATGGAGCAGTAGGGCGAGACGCACAGGCGCTGGCCGCACTTGGCCGGCACGCGCATGCGCGCTGGCACGGGCTCGCCGTCCATCATGCCGCGAACCACCCGGCGCACGTACTGTGTGCGGCCGCCGATGCTGATCGAGGGCCAGCCAGCGCCGTTCACGCCGTCCTGCCAAAGCCAGCAGTCGCCTTCTTCGGTGCAGCGCTCGAAGATCGCGTTAAGGGATGGGTGGCTCATGCCGTGGCTCCCGCGACCACGGCTGTCACCGATGCGCCGGCCTCGTGCGACCACCAGGCCGACAGAACTCTGTCGCGCAGATCGGCCAGCGTGCCGAAGTTGTGCAGCACCACTTCGGGTGCGAACCCGCTGCCGTCCGCGGCGCTCTGGTGCTGGCCCTCGGGCGTGGTACCGGCGTTCAGTCCGGGGCGCGCGATCTGCCAGACCAAGCCGGCCGCGCGGCGCACATACGCCGCCTCGTTTGCGAACCGGCAGTCGGTGATCACGAAGCGGCGCAGCCCCCACATGGCGCGCGTGCGCAGCTCGGCCGTCATCTGCCGCACCCAGTACTCCGGGTGCTGGCTGCGGCGGTACTCGGTCCCCCATAGCTGGAGGATCGTGCGCGGCGTGCGGGGCTCGTCCAGATGCAGATTGCCGTGCTCGGTGCGCAACAGTGAGCCCAGGAATTCGGCGGGCGCGTAGCGCAGGGCGAGCGCGGCCTGCGGCAGCTCCTTCTTGGATCGGTCTTCCAGCAAGTCGCGTGATACGTTGAAGCCTCGCGCCACCTCGCCGCGCAGCGCGTCGGCGAAGGCGATCTTGTGGAAGCCGGCATGCTTCACCAGGATGTCGGCGGCGGAGTCCTTGCCCGCGCCGGCGTAGCCCGCGAGGGCGATGATGGTGGGGGTCGCGTGGTGTGACATGTGGTGATGTGTGTGGGCGGGCCGCGCGATCACGCGGTCGCCATTTCGTTCTTGGCGCGCTTGACCAGATGCGCCGTCAGGACGTGCGCGTGGATCTCGGTTTTGGCGTCCCAGCCCTTGCCTTCGGCGTGCACGCGCACCTTCTCCAGCTCCACCTGCAGGGTGTCGCCGGGTTGCAGCGTGTGGCCCTCGCGGTCCCACCAGGCGCGGGCCTCGTCGCCCGCCCAGATCCACGCGCACCTTCTCCAGCTCCACCTGCAGGGTGTCGCCGGGTTGCAGCGTGTGGCCCTCGCGGTCCCACCAGGCGCGGGCCTCGTCGCCCGCCCAGATGAGCCGCCAGGGCTCGCGTGCATGGGTTCCCCATGCGTCCAGCACCGGAAGCGTGGCGACGAACGTGCCCGATGCCGACACGATGCCTGTGGGCTTGGACTTGCGCATGTGCACGATGCCGGTATGACGCATGGTCATGGCGTGTCTCCTGTCAGCTGATGGTGGTCAGCGCGGTCTCGCGCCACCAGGCTTCGGTTGCGCGGCCGTCGGCGGCCTTGTAGTGCACGAAGTAGGTGCTCTCCGCGTCGACATACTCAGCGCGGCCGCGAACTTCGCCTTCCTCGCCGCTGCAGTCAATGCGCACGCGCGCGCCGAGTTCGATCTGAAACGTTTTGCTCATGGTGTGGTCCTGATGCGCCGGCCAGGATCGGGGTGTACCCGGACTTCTCGCGCACCTCTTTTACGTAGCCCTCGAAGGCCAGTTCCACGGCACGCTCGGGGCGGTCCAGCTCGTAGAAGAACTTCACGGCGCCCTGCAGCAGCCGGTACTTCAGGCGTGCGTTGATCAGGTAGCCGCTGCCGTTCTTGAAGATGCGCACGCCGACCTTGAACTCCTTCGGCACGGTGAGAGCGCCTTCGGCGCCGGCGGTGGTGTTGATCGTCTCGGTGTAGCCGAGCTGCACCTGGCCGTTGTCCAGCCGGCGAGCGCTGCGGAACTGCACGTCGGTCTTGGCCTGCAGGGTGCCGGCCACCTCCAGCAGCAGCGTCGCCTCGGGGAGATCGACAGCGTTGTCCTCGATGAACTCGGCGAACGTCTCTTGCGACATCTGCTTGCGGTCGTTTTCGATCCAGCGCTTGAACTCGGGCGTCAGCTCGGCCTTGAAGACCGCGCGGTGATCGCGCCAGCCGGGCGTGTGTGCCTGGCGCTGGTCGTTCCACACCGCGGTGATGGCGCGGCCGGTGAGGTCGGCGTAGATGTAGCCCTGAGCGTCGGCGTGCTCCTGCGCGCGGTCAGCGCACAGCAGCAGCAGGCTGGGCACGTCATGCACCACGGTCGTGCCGCTCTTGCGCGCGGGCGTGTCCTTGGTCTTGGCCACCAGGTCGGTGATGTCCTTGTGCTCGTAGCCCGGCGGCAAGATCACGAAGTGGTTGTTGCCGACCTGCACGGGTGCGATGGCGGCTGCCGTGAGTTCGGTGAGCACGGCGGCAATCTGCAGCGTGCTGGCGGTGTTGTCGTTGCCGTCTTGGGGGGTGGGCGTCATGGTGCTTCCTGGGTGGNGGCCATTCAGGCCAGGGGTTGGATCACACCGTCGTCATCGGGCGGCGTGAAGGTGGTCGGCGCGCCGTTGGCGACGGCCTGGACGAGTGCGGCCACGGGTGTGGCTGGCGTGAAGCTGCTGGGCTCTGCGGCTGCGACGGCCGCAGTGGCGGCGGCCGTCAGCGGCGCATTGGTGGCGCCGTGCGAGGACACGTCCTGCAGCTGCAGCTCGCGCTGCTTGGGGTGTTTGCGCGACANCTCGGCGTCGTCGGTCATCCAGAAGAAGTCGGTCGGTTGCTCGGGCTTGGGCAACGAGATCTGGGACTCGCACGCCACCAGCACCTTGTCCACGTCAGCCTGGCCCTTGCCGGCGGGCGCCACTTTCAGCTTCACGGTCAGCGTGCCGGGCCGGCCGTGCTTCTTCACGGCCTGCAGCAGCTCTTCCATGTGGGCGGACAGCGTGGCGTTGGTCTGGCCGGCGTTCAGGTCGACCAGCAGGAGGTTGAAAGGTCTCATTGGCGTGTGCGCGCGGCGGCGCTTTGGTTGGAAAGCAAGGGCGGCAGCTGGCGCGCCGACTCGGGCGGCAGCAGCACGCGGTGGTCGTAGTCCAGGCGGTCGAGCAGGCGGTGCATGGCGTCCGTCTCGGCGCGCTCCTGGGCGGCGGCGCGCTCGAAGCGGTCGCCGGCCGTGGGCTCCAGGGTGAGCAGCAGCAGCAGCGCGAGCAGGGCGCCAACCACCACGATGGCGATGCTCAAAGCCACCACGTTGGGATCGATGAGGAAGGCGGTCATAGCGCGGGCGTCCGGCGGCGGCACACGAGGTGGCCCTCGGGTGTGGTGAACATCACGGCATCGGTGCCGCGCGCGGCCCGGCAGGCGCGCTGCGCATCGCGCAAGGCCTCTTCACGCGGTGGTCGTAGTCCAGGCGGTCGAGCAGGCGGTGCATGGCGTCCGTCTCGGCGCGCTCCTGGGCGGCGGCGCGCTCGAAGCGGTCGCCGGCCGTTGGCTCCAGGGTGAGCATCAGCAGCAGCGCGAGCAGGGCGCCAACCACCACGATGGCGATGGCCAAGGCCACCACGTTGGGATCGATGAGGAAGGCGGTCATAGCGCGGGCGTCCGGCGGCGGCACACGAGGTGGCCCTCGGGTGTGGTGAACATCACGGCATCGGTGCCGCGCGCGGCCCGGCAGGCGCGCTGCGCATCGCGCAAGGCCTCTGCGCGTTCGCGCTCGGCCTGTTGGACCAACAGCATGGCGTGCTGCAGGCGCGCGGCCGGCTCAGCGTCTGCGGTCGGGCGGGCCGACACCGCGTCGAGGCGGTAGACGCTGCCCAGGGCGATGCCGATGAGGGCCGCCAGGATGTAGCGCGCGACCTGGGCCAGGGCGTCGCGCCCACCAACTGGGAGGGTGGGGCTGCGCGTCATGCTGCGCCTCCTGCGCCGACCGCAATCGGCTGGCCGTAGGTGCGCAGGAAGCCCTGCGCCTGCCGCGCCCACCAACTGGGAGGGTGGGGCTGCGCGTCATGCTGCGCCTCCTGCGCCGACCGCAATCGGCTGGCCGTAGGTGCGCAGGAAGCCCTGCGCCTTGAGCATGGCGCGGTAGCCGTTGATGGCCACTGCCTCGACCTCCCGCGCCACGGCGGGGCCTGCGCTCACTATCGTGCCGTCATCGAGCACGATGGCCAGACGCGCGGGCTTGCCGTCGACGTGGACCGACAGACCCTCGTGCGACACGGTGGAGACGACGGCGCCCGCGATCGCGCCGGTAGGCTGGGTGCCGATCATGGCAGGCACCCGACGTGGAGCAGACAGCCGCGGGCCCGCACGGTGTCGACGTACGACTCAATCACATATTCCAGCGCGTAGGCGCCGGCGCGCATGGCATCTTCGGTCTGCCAATCCCGGTGGCCGCGCGTGCGCTTGCGGCGGTCCAGGAGCGCGTTCAGGTGCGTCTTGTGCTGCTGCTTCTGCTCGATCTGGACGAGATAGAAGTGCGCAAGCTGCTTGTCGAGGGTGCCGAGGGGCCGCGAAGCGCTGGCGGTCTTCGCTGGTTCACTGGCGCCTGCGGGCAGCGTGAGAGGGTTGATAGAAGTGCGCAAGCTGCTTGTCGAGGGTGCCGAGGGGCCGCGAAGCGCTGGCGGTCTTCGCTGGTTCACTGGCGCCTGCGGGCAGCGTGAGAGGGTAGGAAAGCTGTGCCGTGTTCATGCTGCACCGCCATCGCGTTGAATGACAGCACGCAGGCGGCAGGCAATGGCCATCTGCTGGAGAGCGTGGTCGAAGCGCGGGCAGGTGGCGTCGACCAGTGCTTCAAGGCGCTGGCGTTCAGCCTCGGTGAGGGCCTGTGCTGCGGCGGTGGCATGGGCATCGCCTTCGGCGTGGATGGCCATGGCGGCCATCGCGCGGCGGACGATCCGGGCGTCCAGGCGGCGCAGGCGGGCGGCCTGGGCCTTGGGGGTGCGGCTGGCGCAGGTGCTGGCGTCAGCTGGGTTGCGGGTGGCGAGGGATGCGGACATTGAGCCTCCTGGGTAGGAGACTCAATTATCGGTAAACCTAAACTTTCGTCAATAGGTAAACCGAAAACTTTCTCGCGTTCTGTTTAGAACTAGAGACTGGACCGTGGCAGACCGGTCGCGGAGTTCGGTGGGTTTGCGGTCATGCTGTCGCGGATCGTCTGGCAGGCGGCGGACGTGAGCGCTTGGTCAAAAACGTTGTCGCGCATGTCGCCATAGACGCGCTGGACGGTGCCGTGACGCCAGGCAACAGCCATTCGGCGGAAGCCGGTGTATGCGCCGAAGCCATTCTTGGCATTGACTTCAAAGCAAATCCCCCAGCCATAAATTGGCGCACCAAAGAGCCCGCCTTTATGGAAGAAGAATGCAGGCCCAGCAACGATTTGCACCTGAGCGCTGTGCGGATCTTTCAAGTAGTTCCGTAGTAGTGGGCCAATGACTTCCATCGGATCGGTCGGCGGTGGTCCTGCATCGGCAGGTGTTACCGGGGAGCCGTCAGGCCTCGTAGGCGCCTGTGTGGCGCATCCCACCAGACCCAGAGTCACAGCGAGAACGTGGCTGAATCGAGAAATGCCAGGCATGTATCCCCCTTGTGTAAAAGGGCCAATTGTTGCAGCGTGGGCACGGTGCCATTCGGCGGTTTCAGCAGTTTTGCTGATGCGTCAATCGCAACGCTTTAGGGCGTTTGGACAGCCGCTCGCGTCGCCAGGGCAGTGTTCGTAACCTCCCAGTGAGCAGAACCACCGCTCGTCGACCTTGCAGGCGCCGTCAAGTTGAACCCCATTTAGGGTTACGACTTGTTGCAAATGAAGGGCCGGCCGATAGCATCGCCCCTCGGGGGTCATTTGCCTTCGGTGCCGGTGCCTTTGAGGCTTGCCGAATTGAAGGACGATCCCCCCAACGCGGTCGCCTTCTGAGGTGCGGCGGGAGTGTTCCCTCGAGCCTGTTGTTTGGCGTGCAGATCAATCAGCAGGCCCTGCCGCGCCGCGTCGGTAGCCAGCCCGCGAAACATCATCACCAGCTGAGCTTCTGGGCCCGACAAGTCGGAAAAGTTGAGCAGCTCAGCGGGCTCTTCGCCCAGCCAGAGATAGCGCGGGCGGAGTTGAAGCAGCTCGCATGCGCGCACGAGCACTTCCGCTGAAGGGCTTTTCGATCTGCCTGACTCAAGTTCGCTGAGGCTCCCCTGTCGAATCCCCAGCTCTGCGGCAAACGCGCCTTGGCTTGCGAAGCCCCTCAGCCTCCGCCAATGGGCGAGCCGGCCACCAAACGTGGACAGGGGGGCGGGCTCCAGCTTTTTCGGCACGCGTCGATCATGGCTCGGTGGGTTTTCGGTAAACCTATTGCTTTTACAATCGGTATTCCTAAAATGCTGACCCATGAAACCTTCCGCTCTTCTTGCGTACTTCGGGTCACAGGCCGCCATTGCCCGAACGCTCGGGTGTTCCCAGCCGTCTGTCAATGAGTGGTTTGAAAAGGATTCCGTGCCTGAGGGGAGGCAGTACCAAGCGCAGTTGGCAACCAACGGCGAGTTGGTGGCCGATAGGCCCGCCGACCGAGCGGCCGCGCTCGGGTTGAGTCCGGGAGGCGCCGCGCATTGCTTGTCTCCCTCTGTGTCGGAGGGCGCCCATGCCTGAGCCGTCAGAAGCGCCGCTTGCGTGCCCGCGATGCGCGCGCACCGCGCAGATCTGGGTGACCACGATCGCAGACAGTGATGAGCGGTGGATCTGCGATTGCGGCGCTATGGGGCGTCGCCGTTCGGCCGAATCGCCTCTTGAAGAAGCTCCACCGCGCGCTTCCTCGAAAACGCCACTACGTCCTCCATCGTCAGGTTCGGATTCCGCGGAATCAGCACCGTGAACGAAATGGACTCCACCGGCTCGCCATTGATGCGCCGTATCACTGAGTCTGGCCAGGTGACCTGCCAGCCGTGCTCTGCGGTGTTCTGAATCGTGAACGGCTGCCCAAGATATTCCATGTCCGCCCTCCTTGGCGATGGTTGTGTAGGAGCTTCCATCGTATGCCAGGGGTGGGCGGGCGCCTTTTTGCCTCCGCGCCGCCACAGCCGGTGCCGCCCGCTTGCGGGTGTTGTCTCCTCCGCTGCCATGGTTGCCACGCACGGGACGGTGCGTGGTGTTGGCGGCGCCGGGGTGCGGGGGCTCTTCTCTTTTCATGCGCGCAGTGTGCACAGCCCGCGGGCGCGCGTCTCTCACTTCGTTACAGGAGACTGGTGATGCCTCAGTGCGTCCTGGATGCGGCGTTCAACGTCGTGTCCGACTATCCCGGCGGCGCTGCCTCGCTTGCGCCGCGCATCGACAAGGCGGCGTCGACGTTGACGCAGGAGGTCAACGGCACGCCGCAGGCCAAACTGGGTTTGGCCACGGCCGTGAAGATCACGCAGCGTACCGGCGACCTGCGCATCCTGCTTGCCTTTGCGGGTGCCTGCGGTCAGATGCTGCTGCCGCTGCCCGAGGGGCTGGATGTGGACGACGACGACTGCATGCGCGCCGCGACCTCCGCTGCACGCGAGTTTGGCGAGCTGATGACCGAGGTGATGGCTGCTCGGGCAGATGGGCGCACGACCGACAACGAGTTGGACCGCGTGACGCGCAGCACGGGCGAACTGATGCGCGCACTGCACCAGCTGAACGCGGCGTTCGTGGCCAGCAACATGGCGGGCAAGCCTGCGGCGGTGCGGGCGTCATGAGCAAGCAGGTGAGGTGCTGGCCGTGAGCGTGCGTGTGATGAATGCTGTGTTCGAGCGCTACCCGTTCGGCGGCAACGAGGGCATGCTGGCCTTGGCCTTGGCCGACCACGCGCATGATGATGGTTCGAACATATGGCCAAGTCTGGACCTGCTCGCGCACAAGGCCAAGATGAGTCGTTCCACTGTGCAGCGGCTGCTTCGCAAGATGCTGGAGCGCGGTTGGCTTGAGGTTGTGCGCAAGGGTGGCGGCGGTGGGCGCGGTGACACGGCCGAGTACCGCATCTGCAGAGCCTGGATCGCTGGGGGCGAACTGCCAACCATGGGTGTCAGTTTGACACCCATTCCTGATGAAGACGAAGGCTCTGTTACAGACCCTGAATCTGTGGATAACGTTATCCACATGGGTGTCAACCAGAACAATATGGGTGTCAACCAAGACAAGAAGGGTGTCACAGCTATGACACCCGAATCTTCAGAACCATCAAGAACCAATACCCCCCTTACCCCCCGCTGTCGCGGGGGGCATGTTGATAACTCATCCAAGCCCGAACAGCCGAACAGCCGGCGCCACGATCGAGCGCAGGCCGAGCACGCAGGCCGCGCAACAGCCGTCACCAGCAAGCCCGCGCCTGAAGGACCGCCATGGCGCTGGTCCGAGAAGCGCTGCGGCGTGGAGCAGCAGGGCCGCGTTCACGGCGTTGGCCCATGGGACGAGCAGGCATACAACCGAGGGCAGGGCGAGCCGTTCCGTACATACCGGGCCCGGGTCATCGCTGCTGTCGAGGCTGCGAAAGACCAGGCCGCCACCACCAAAGGACCGCAATGCTGATGCGCGCCGACTCCGAGGGCCATGACACCGACGCAGTGCTCGACGATGTGCTGTCGCGCTGGCATCACTGGATGAAGGACAAGCCGATCAACGGCGTGGACAGGCTCGATGACCCGGCCTTCCGCGAGGTGGCCACCCGCAGCGGCTGGGATTCGGCCGACGACATCCTGGACCGCGAACTGGAGGTGCGGCTGATGCGGGCGGTCGACTTCCATGTGAGCGGCGACGAGCGCGGTCAGGGTGGCCTGCCGGAGCCGTATCGCGCCGCCGTGTACTGCATCGCGCGCAACTGCTACACGGGCCGCAAGGTGTGGCTGTCGCCTCGGCTGCCGCGTGATCCGATGGAGCGCGGCGCGGTGTTGCTGGAGGCGCGCAGGCTCTTGACCCGCCGGCTCGTCGTGGCCGGCGTTCTTTAAAAAAATTGTGGACGTGCGCGATTTTTCTGATATCGTCCGCCCCCGTGGGGGATAGGTGCGCCCACAGAAAGCCCGCCAAGTCGCAAGACCGGCGGGCTTTTTCGTTGGTGCGCCAGGTCGCAGCGTTGAACAGCAGGGGTCCTATGCCATGCACCGGATGCGCCGCACGTCGTGCCTGGCTGACCAAGTGGACCAAGGTGGCGTATGAGCGAGCCCGATCAATCCTTGAACCTGAACATCGCCAGGCTGGTCCAGGCTATGCACCTGCAGACCCAGGCCATCAACCGACTGGCAGCCAGCAACGAGGCGCTGGTCACAGCGATGGGCGAGGCGGCGACTGAATCGAATGGTGAGGAAGAGCCCACGTCATACCTGAGTGGTCGCGTGCGCTGATATGCCGACTGCAGCGCCGAGGCCATGTGGCCACGCAGGTTGCCGCAAGCTGGCTGTGCAGGCGGGTAGATGCGCCGAGCATCAGCGCGACCCATGGGCCAAGCCCGTGAAGGCGACGCCGCGCACGACGGGCCGCAAGCTCCAGCGCATGCGCGCCGAGTTGTTCGCGCGGTGCCCGTTGTGCGTGGAGTGCGAGAGGCTCGGCCGCGTCACCGAGGCCACCCAGCGTGACCACATCAAGCCCTTGGCTGAAGGTGGTGCCGATGACGACAGCAACGTGCAGGCGTTGTGCGATGACTGCCATGAGGCCAAGAGTCGGACCGAGTCGACGCGTGGCCGGTGGCGCGGCCGTCGGCGCACCTGATCGGTGCATGGATCATGGGGAGGGGTGGGTCGAAAGTCTGACCGGTGCCCAGCGGAAACCGCGCCTCCAGGGCCATTTTTATGCGGAGTGAAAACTACCCCCCGGGGGTTTGAGGTTGAAAGCGATGGATGGCAAGACGAACTTCACCGCGGCGCTTCCAGCTGTCGGTGGGGCCCGTGTTGTGTCTGCGCCTGGCGCGATCACTTCGCCGAAGCCGCCGCCGATGCTGGATCTGTCGCCGGACGAGCTGGCGCTGTACGAGCACATCTGCGGCACGCTGCGCGAGGCCGGCATCGAGCACCTCACGGCCAGCATGCCGATCGCGATCATCGTGCGCACCTTTGCCGACTGGCTGAAGGCGTGCGCGGAGTGCGATGACAAAGGCCGCACGCAGACCAGCAAGACCGGTTGGGCCACGCCCACGCCGTGGGCCGACGACGAGAAGCGGCTGAAGATGGAGTTGGGCCAATGGTTGCCAAAAGCGTGTCTCACGATCCCGTCGCTGGCCAGGGTTCGAAAGGACACGGGCGACCAGGGCAAGCAGGACGACCTGTTCGCCGAAGTCGTCGGCCACGCTATCACCTCACCCGCAAGCGCCTCGCGGCACTGACGCCGGCCGAGCTGCACGAGTGGGATGAGGCCTACGGCCTGCCCGTTCTGCGCGGCGAGATCGTCACGGGGCGACTTGTGTACCTGGCGGTGCAGCGGCACTACCAGGACCTGATCGACGGGCCAAAGCGCGGTTTGGAATTCATGCCGGCCCAGGCCTGGCATGTGATCACGTACATCGAGAAGTTCTTCGTTCACACGAAAGGGCCGCTGGCGCGCACGCCGATCCTGCTGGACCCGTGGCAGAAGTTCTGGACGGCCGTGCTGTACGGCTGGCTGCGGGCCGGTACCGGCCTGCGGCGCTTTTCGAAGGCCTATGAGGAGGTGGCCCGCAAGAACGGCAAGAGCACGTGGAAGGCGCCGCAAGGGGCCTACCTGTTCTCGATGGATGGCGAGGTCGGAGCCGAGGTCTACGCCATGGCCACCACCCGGGCACAGGCCATGACGGTGTTCAAGCCGGCGCTGTCCAACTTCCAGCGCTGGGCGCGCGTGTCGCCCGGCATCGCCAGGTCGTTCCGCATCTTCGCGGGGCTGAACCAGGAGCGGATCGAGATGACGGACGGCAGTGTGTTCGAGCCGCTGCCCTCCAATGCGGAGAACCAGGACGGGCGCAACCCGTCCGCTGTGCTGTACGACGAGCTGCACGCCGCGAAGTCGCGCGACCAGTGGGATGTGATGGAGTCCGGCTTCGGTGCCCGCGCGCAGCCGCTGCTCAGCGCGATCACCACCGCCGGGTTCATCCTCGACGGCATCTGCACCGAGGTGCGCGGCTACCTGCAGTCGGTGTTGGAGGGCAAGCGGCAGGACGACTCGTTCTTCGGCTACGTCTACACCATCGACGAGGGCGACGACCCGTTCGACGAACGGGTCTGGATCAAGGCCAACCCTGGCCTGGGCAAGTCAAAGACGGTGGAGTACATGCGCGGTGTCGCCCGCAAGGCGGCGGCGCTACCAGGCGCGAAGGTCAACTTCCTGACCAAAGACCTGAACGTCTGGTGCAACACCGCCAACGGCTGGTTCGACATGCAGGTGTGGGACCAAGGCGGCAAGCCATTCGATTGGCGGCTTCTGCGCGGCCGTCGCTGCTTCGGCGGCCTCGATCTGGCCAGCACGCGCGACTTGACCGCCTATGTCCTGGTGTTCCCGCCCGACGACCTGGGCGGCACCTGGCACGTGCTGGCCTTCTTCTGGTGCCCGCAAGCCAAGGTCGACCTGCAGGAGCATGACGACGCAGCGCCGTACAAGCGCTGGGTGGAGGAGGGCTGGCTGGTGGCCACGCCCGGCGACGTGACCGACTACGGCCCGGTGCGGGAGAAAGTGCGCTGGTCCATGCAGGAATTCGACGTCGCAGAGATCGGCTTCGACCGCTGGAACGCGCAGCAGCTGTGCAACGAGCTGATGGAAGACGGCGTGCCGCTGGTGGAGATCCCGCAGAACACCGGCGGCATGTACCCGGGCAGCAAGGCGCTGGAAGAGCTCGTCTATGGCCGGCGCATGGCGCATGGCGGCAACCCGGTGTTGCGGTACTGCGCCATGAGCGTGGCACTGCTGTTCGACACCAACGGCAACTACAGGCCGGACAAGAAAAAGAGCCAGCAGGCCGGTCGGATCGACGGCGTGGTGGCAAAGGTGATGGCGTTGAGCCGCGCAGTCGCGGTCGACCCGTCGCTCGGACTCGATGCGGCATTGGCCAACCCGGTGATGACCGGGCGGGCAGCATGACCATGGGACACGCATGAAACCTTCTCGACCTGCCGGAGCGCTGCAGCGCGTGCGTGCTGCCATCAATGGCTGGGTGCGATCGTTCTCGCCGCGCGACGCTGAGCTGTACCGTGACCGGGAGTCCGACAGCGACGCCGGCGTCGCGGTCACGGCCAAGGCCGTGATGCAGCTGGATGCCGCGTGGAGCTGCGTGCGGCTAATCTCGGAGACCATCGCCACCTTGCCGCTGTCGATGCACGAGCGCACCGGCGGCAGCCGGCGCATGGCCAGCCAGCACCCGCTGCACTTCGTCATCCATGATCAGCCCAACATCGACTCCACCGCGGCGGTGTTCTGGGAGGCCATGGTCGCCGCCATGCTGCTGCGTGGCTGCGGCCGTGCAGAAAAGCTCTACGTCGGCGCGTCGCTGGTCGGTCTGGCCTTTCTCGCGCCCGACAGGCTCGTCGTGTCGCGCGATCTGGCGGGGCGGCGCATCTACAGCTACCCGCGGGCCAACGGCACCATGCGCGACATCCCTGCGGCGCGCATCTGGACGGTGCCCGGCTTCACGCTGGACGGTGTCGACGGTGTCTCGGTCATCGGCTACGGCGCCAAGGTGTTCGGCACCGCCATCGCCGCAGAGAAGTCGGCGGCCAACACCTTCCGCCGCGGCCTGTTGCCCCGGGTCTACTACAAGCTCAGCGCGTTCCTCAAGCCAGCGCAGCGTGAGGAGTTCAAGGCCAACATCGCCGGCTCGATCGAGCGTGGCGAAGCGCCCATCCTGGAGGGCGGCATGGACGCCCAGGCGGTGGGCATCAGCCCGGCCGACGCGCAGCTCCTGCAGTCGCGCGGCTACGGCGTCGAGACCGTCTGCCGGTGGTTTCGCGTGCCGCCCTGGATGGTTGGCCACACCGAAAAGTCGACCAGCTGGGGCTCGGGCATCGAGCAACAGATGATCGGCTTCCTCACCTTCACGCTGGGGCCCTGGCTGCGCCGCATCGAGCAGGCCATCAGCAAAGACCTGCTCACGCCGGCCGAGCGCACGCGCTACTACCCCAAGTTCGCGGTGGAGGGCCTGCTGCGCGCCGACAGCGCGGGCCGCGCAGCCTTCTACGGCGCGATGGTCGACAAAGGCATCCTCACCCGCGACGAGATCCGCGAGCTCGAAGACCGTGAGCCCATGGGCGGCAACGCCGCAAAGTTGACGGTGCAGTCCGCCATGACCACGCTCGATGCCCTGGGCACATCGAACGACGCCAACCAGGCCCGCGCCGCCATCCGCAACCTCCTCGGGTTCGAGGACAACAAGGACTGATCCATGAGCATGAGAACCCTGCCGGGCGCCCCCACGGGCCGCCCGACCGCCGCCGTGCGCAGCGAACTGCAGCCGCGCGCCCTGGAGCGTTGGAGCCGCGACATCCAGGCGGCTGTGGCCGCCGACGCCGACGACGAGCGCAGCATCAGCATCTACGACGTGATCGGCCTGGACTACTGGACCGGCGAGGGTGTGACCGCCAAGCGCGTGGCGGCCGCGCTGCGCAGCATGGGCGCCGGCCCCGTGACCGTGAACCTCAACTCGCCGGGCGGCGACATGTTCGAAGGCCTGGCCATCTACAACCTGCTGCGCGAGCACAAGGGCGAAGTCACGGTCAAGGTGCTCAGCCTGGCCGCCTCGGCCGGCTCCATCATCGCCATGGCCGGCGACAAGGTGCAGATCGCCCGCGCCGGCTTCTTCATGGTGCACAACAGCTGGGTGCTGGCAGCCGGCAACCGCAACGACCTGCGCGAGATCGCCACGTGGCTGGAGCCGTTCGACGCCGCCATGGCCGACATCTACGTCGCCCGCTCCGGCATGAAGGCCGACGCCGCCGCCAAGCTCATGGATGCCGAGTCCTGGATCAATGGCAGCGCTGCGATCGAGCTGGGCCTGGCCGACGAGCTGCTGCCCTCCGACGAAGTCGGGCGCGGCGAAGGCAAGGCCAACGCGGCCGCAGCCCGCCGCGTGGAGGCCGCGCTGCGCGCCAGCGGCATGCCCAAGTCCGAGGCCATGCGCCTCATCAGCGATCTCAAGTCCAGCCAGGGTGACCCTGCTGGCGGCGGTGAGGGCGATCCCACCGAGCGCGGCAGCGATGCCGCATTTGCCAGCGGTGCCGCCTCGGCCCTGTCGGCGTCCCTTCGTTCCCTCCTGCCCACCATCTGAAAGGCAACCCATGAAAACCTCTCGCATCCTCGCGCTCGTCGGCCTGGCCGGTCTGGCGCTCGCATCCCTCGCCGCCCAGGCCGCGGGCTTCGACGTGGCCGCGCTGCTCGCGCCCCACGGCGACCTGCTCGCCGGCGTCGCGCTCGCCGGCGCGGCCGGCACCACGGTCAACCTCGAAGCCGAATACAAGCAGGTGCAGGCCGACCTGAAAGGCGTCGGCGACAACCTGAAGACCTACGCCGAGGCCGTGCAAAAGACCGGCCAGCTCGGCACCGAGACGCGCGCCAAGGTCGACGAACTGCTCATGAAGCAGGGTGAACTGCAGGCGAGCCTGCAGGCCGCCCAGCAGGCCATCGCCAAGGTCGAGGCCAATGGCGCCGGCGGTGACGTGCAGCACTCGCTGGGCCACCAGTTCGTCAACGCCGAAAACTACAAGGCGTTCGCCAGCCAGGCCCGCCCGCGCGGCCGCGTGGACATGGAGGTCAAGGCCGCCATCACCTCGCTTACCACGGATGCCGACGGCTCCGCTGGCGACCTGGTCCGCAGCACCCGGCTGCCCGGCGTGCTGCAGATGCCCCAGCGCCGCATGACCGTGCGCGACCTGATCACCCCGGGCCAGATGGACGGCAGCGCGCTGGAATACGTGAAGGAAACCGGCTTCACCAACAGCGCGGCAACCGTGGCCGAAGGCGCGAAGAAGCCCGAGTCCTCGATGAAGTTCGACCTGGTGAGCACCAATGCGCGGGTCATCGCCCACTTCGTCAAGGCCTCGCGCCAGATCCTGAGCGATGCCTCCCAGCTCGCCAGCCTCATCGACGGCCGCCTGCGCTACGGCCTGGCCTATGTCGAAGAGCAGCAGCTGTTGAACGGCAACGGCACCGGCCAGAACCTGTTGGGCATCATCCCCCAGGCCTCGGCATTCTCCGCGCCGTTCGATCCTCCCGGCACCGAGACCAACATCGACAACATCCGTCTGGCCATGCTCCAGGCCGAGCTGGCCGAATACCCCGCCAGCGGCGTGGTGATGAACCCCATCGACTGGGCCCGCATCGAGCTGCTGAAAGACACCACCGGCCGCTACATCATCGGCAACCCCCAGGGCACGCTGTCGCCCACGCTGTGGAACCGCCCCGTGGTGGGCACCCCCGCCATCACCGTGGACAAGTTCCTGGTCGGCGCCTTCCAGCTGGGTGCGCAGGTGTTCGACCGCTGGCTCGCCCGCGTGGAGGTGGCCACCGAGAACGAAGACGACTTCGTCAAGAACATGGTCACCGTGCTGGCCGAAGAGCGTCTGGCGCTGGCCGTCTACCGTCCCGAGGCCTTCATCTACGGCGACTTCGGCAACGTCACCTGATCGCCATCGGCTGAACGGAGGCCCCATCGCGGGGCCTCCCAACGCAGGAGAAACACCATGCTCATCAAGTTCAAGGCGCCTGACCCGCGTGCGGGCGTCGTCGCGCAGATGGACAGCCAGCGCGGCCAGCAGCTCATCGACCAGGGTGCCGCCGATGCGCACCGCGAAGACGCCGCGCCCGCCGCGGCCCCTCTCGCGCCGCCGCCACCGCCTTCGGCGCCGGCAGCTGCTCTCTCGGCTGTTGCGCCCGCTCCCGCTCCTGCGCCGGAGCCGGTGTCCGTGCCCGCCGCCGACGCCGCGGCCGCAGCTGCAGACGAGGCGGCGCCCGCCAAGCCCTCCGCCCCGGCCAAGAAGAAGTGAACTGGTCCATGCCGCGCGTGTTGCCCATGGTCGCCATGCCTGGCGCCTTCGACGAGCCGATCACGCTAGCCGAGGCGCGTGCGCACGTCCGCGTAGATGCCGCAGAGGGCGAATCGCATCCGGACGACTCGAAACTTCTGTCCATGGTGACGGCGGCGCGCCAGGCTGCCGAGCAGTTCACGGAGCGCCTATTCACGAACGGCACCTACGAGCTGCTGCTCGACGAGCTGCCCTGCATCGTCCGCTTCCCAGTGGCGCCCGTGGGCGAGTTGCTGGGCGTGCAATACATCGGCGAGGATGGGCAGCCGGCTGATCTTGCCGCGGGCATCTACCGGCTGTATGCCCATCCGGACCAGCCGGGCCTGTACAGCACGCCAGGCGTTGCGATGCCGTCTCTGCTGGACATGCCTGGTGCTGTGCGTGTGCGGTTCAAGGGCGGGCACGGTCCGGGCAATCCGGTCCCTCGTGCAGTCGTGCATGCCATGCTATTGACGCTGGGCCACCTGTACGATAACCGCGAAGAGGTCGTGACCGGCACGACCGCGACGCAACTGCCCGAGGGTGCCAAGGCGCTCCTTTGGCCCTACCGCCGTGGGCTGGGCGTCTGATGCTGCGCGCAGGCAATCTCCGCCACCGCGTGCGCATCGAGCGCCTGGACGACATGCGCGACGAGACAGGTGCGGTCATCCAAGACCCCGAGACCGGCGCCACCTCCCAGCAGTGGGTCGAGGTGGCCACCGTGTGGGCGTCCATCGAGCCGCTGAGCGCGCGGGAGTTCATCCAGAGCGCCAAAACGCAAGCCGAGATCGTGGCGCGCATCGTGATCCGCTACCGCGATGGCCTGGATGCTTCCATGCGGCTCGTGCACCTGCGCGCCGGCGGCCGTGGCGTGATCTACAGCCCCGCCGAGTTCCTGCCCGACAGGGATTCCGGGCTGGAGTACCTGACCGCGCCTTGCTCGCGCGGCGTGAGCGAGGGGCAGTGATGGCCGACACCTTCGACCTCAAGGGCTTCGACGGCGCGATGGCCAAGCTGCGCGCGCTGCCAGTGCAACTGCGTGGCAAGGCCGGTCGGTCGGCACTGGGCAAGGCTGCGCGGCTGGTGACCAATGCGGCCAAGAGCAATGCCGAGCGCATCAACGACCCCGACACCGGCCGCAAGATCGCAGACAACGTGGTGCAGCGCGTGCGCTCGGGCTACCAGAAGCGCACCGGCGACATCATGATCAGCGTGGGCGTGGTCACCGAGCGCGGCCCCATTCCGAAGGGCAACCCAGACACGGGGCCGAAGGGCAACACGCCGCACTGGCACTTGGTGGAGCTCGGCACCGAGAAGGCGGCGGCCGAGCCGTTCCTGCGGCCGGCCCTGGAAAGCAACATCGACCAGGTGACCGCGGCCACGGCCACCCACCTGGAACGCGAGCTGGACCGGATCGCGAAGAAGGCTGGCGCCTGATGACCCCGCCCATCTTCAAGGCCGTCAACGTCCCGGCCGTGCAGGCGCACCTGCGCGCGCTGCGCGGCCCGCTGCGCTTCTACGCCTTCGGCATGGCGCCGCAGGACGTGCAGTACCCGTACGCCGTCTGGCGCACCGCCGCCGGCACGCCGGGCAACACCCTGTCCAAGAGGCCGGACCACGACGCCGGCCTGTTTCAGATCGACGTCTACGCCAAGCCATCGCAGGGCGTCGACACCGTGCGCGCCGTGGCCATCGCACTGCGCGACGCCATCGAAGGCCATGCCTACGTGACCGCCTGGCGCGGCGAAAGCGTCGACCCGCAGACCAAGAACTTGCACGTCGGGTTCGACGTGTCCTGGATCGTCTTCCGGTAGCCGCAAGGCCGCCACCCACCCCGAAGGCCGCTCACCGCGGCCTTCCTCGTTTTCCAACCTGTCGGCCGCCTTCGCGGCCTTTTCTTTTGCAAAGGCCCATGCCATGTCCGTTACCACCCAAGGCACCGACCTGTTCGCCATCGACCCGCGCGACAACAGCCTGATCAACGTCGGCTGCGTCACCACCATCGACGGCATCGACTCGTCGGTCGAACAGATCGAGACCACTTGCCTCAACTCGGGCAAGGACCGCAAGTACCGGGCCGGCATGGGCCAGCCGGGCGCGGCCTCCTTCGGCATCAACATCGATCCGTCCGACGCCTCGCACCTGAAGCTGTACCAGCTCAAGCAGCTGGGCCTGACGCTCAAGTGGGCGATCGGCTGGGGCGACGGTCCGATGCAACCCGACGGCACCATCGACCTGCCGCCCGAGGTCGTGAACGATGACTTCGACTTGCCCGACGGCCGGTCCTGGCTGCTGTTCGAGGGCTTCATGAACTCCTTCCCGTTCAGCTTCAACCTGAACGACGTGGTGAAGTCCGCCGTCGGCATCCAGATCAGCGGCACGCAGGTGCTGATCCCGAAGGCCTCTGGCACCGGACCGCGGCCGCGCTGGTTCGTCGGCCCGGCCAACGCGCACACCAGCGGAACGCAGGCCCTCCTGAATGCCGCCACCGTGTTCGGCTCGCCCGGCAGCAAGGTCGGCACGATCGACAACCTGCAGACCACCACCGGCAACTACGGCTGGGCTGCCTTCCCGGCCGATGTCGCCGCATCCGGCGTCACCTTCCGCGACGACACCAACACGCCGGGCGACTGGAACGGCGCCGGCCTGTCGGGCGCCAACACCGGCAGCAGCCCGTCGCCCGAGCAGTCGACGGTGACCTTCACCGATGCCGATGGCGTGGTGTGGCGCCTGTTCCGCATGGACTACCCGCACTCGCAGCCCACCGCTGGCGACTGGACCACTTCCTGATCGGAGGCCGACATGCCCAAGTTCACTACCCCCGCCGGCACCACCCAACGCTACATCGCTGCCCTGGACCGCAGTGCACCTGATGCGATCCCGGGCACAAAGAAGGTGTACGCCGACCGCGCAGCCTTCCTCCAGGGCGTCGCCGACGAGCGCGCCTGCATCGCCATGGGTCTGCCCGTCTGGTACGACGGCATCGACCTGCAGGTGCTGGCCGAGCCCGCCGCGGTGAAGCGCCTGTGGACGCTATCGACATCGGCGGGCTCGGCGTCGGCCAACGCTGCGGCCAGCCACGGCCGCGCTGTGGTGATCGCGTTCAAGAAGTTCACCCTGCCCAACGACGACAGCCGCGTGCACTCTACGACAGGCGCGCCCGGCTCCGGCATCGGTGACAACGGCGACCTCGCGCTGGACGAGGCGGCGGGCATCGTCTACCGCAAGGCAACCGGCGCGTGGGCTCAGGAGAATGCGTTCGGTGGCGGGGGAAGCACGTCCATCCCGTTCTCGCCAGCGATCAATTTCCGCGGCGATTACGACATGGGTGCGTACCAGATCGCCGGCCCGCTGGCGTTCACGTTCGACTTGGCGGGCGCTATCCCTGGCAAAGGCACGCGAGTTACCCTACTGGCGAACGGCGTCAACGTGCCGACGGCGGTGGGCGCTGCCGAGGTTGCGTCGTACGGCTTCGACAATCGCCAGGCCGGCTACAGGACGTACGCCTACTTCGAGTACGACGGCACTCAGGCAACGTTGACCTACACCGTTCCGGACGCTCAAGCGGCTGCGGTGATCCCGGTAGCACCGTCCTGGAGTAGCGCTCCGGTGGTCACGTCGGCAATGGTCGGCTCGGCTGTGATGTTCACGTCAGGCACTGCATCCGGAAGCCCGACGCCGACCAAGACATTCCGCACCACGCTGGACGGCTCCCCCATCGGCACGGCCAACACCCCGTACACCCCAATCTCCGCAGACATTGGGAAATCGATCCGCCTCATCGAGACCGCGACGAACACCGCGGGCGCCGTGGACAGTGCGGCAAGCGCGGCCTTCGTGGTCGTTGCAGCCGGTGGCCTGCAGGCCCAGACCACGGACTACCTGAACCGCGTGGCAGCCAATGGTGGCTCGGTGAGCAACACCGAGCGCGACGCTGCAGATGCGTTCTTCACGGCGGCCAACGCAGACGGTTACCTGCCGGCTTGGAACCCTCGCCTGATGGTGCCCATGGGCGACGCCAATGCCCAGAAGGTCCCGCTGCTTGTCGGCGGCGGCGCCGCGCTGGATGTCTGGAGTGCCGGTGTCACCTACGAGGCTGCGAAGGGCTGGGTGTTCAACGCTGTCACGCAGTTCGTGGACATGACGTTTGCGCCATCCATCACCGGCACCATCGGCGCCTACTTGCGAGACACGCAACCCAGCGACACGACTCAGCGCACTATCTTTGGCGTTCGCAACTCTGGCTCTCAGCCATACCGGATCACAGGCAACGGCAGCAGTGCGGGGGCCGCGCAATCCGGCTCTGTGTACGGGGTCTACGGCGACAACACCGTTGCCCCATACGCCGCCGTCACCGGCGGTCTGACTGCCGGCCTGTGGCACCTTTGCCGCACGTCGGCTAGCCTGCTGATCATGCTGAAGAACGCGGTCGAGGTGGCCTACATTACCGCCACCGTCGCTGCTGCAAGCCCGGGCCGCAACACCTACATCGGTGCAAGCAACGCGGATGGCGCCGCTGCTGGCGGTCTGGTTCCGGGTTCGTCGGTCGGCTACGCGTTCCAAGGCGGCGTGATCAACACTGCCAACGCCCTGAAATTCAAGAACAGCATGCAGACCTTCATGACTGCACTCGGGCGCAACGTATGAGGCGCAACACGCTGAAGCCCAGCCTGGCGCTGCCCGTCTCGACAGGCGCCACGGCGCAGACGATCAGTCTGTACCGCTGGCTGATGACGCAGAAGAAGAGCTTCCGGTACGCGCTCGGCACCAGCGACCAGTTCATCAACATGCCGGCCCAGAGCTCTGTTCCGGTGTGGACTGGCGCCTTCGACAACTTCCGCGCCGTCACGGGCAAGAACCCTGGCGTGCTGGGGGTCGAGTGGCACGATCCGCAGTGGGCGAACCGCTGGGGCTCTGCCGGCACCGCCGAGTGCCGGCGGGTCATGATCGAGGCCTACGAGCAAGGGGCAATCCTCACGCTCCACAACCATCCCGGGAACCCTGACACGGGCAACCTGTCGCGCAATGGCACGGTCAGCCCGACGACGGCCACCGGCGAGGGGACGTTCAAGGATCGGACCGGCTCCCCGTTGAGCGTGATCAAGCCGGGCGGATCGAAGCGGGCCGAATACTTGGCATACCTGGACCGCCTTGCCGACTTCCTGGCGAGCCTGGTGGACAGCAAGGGGCGCAAGATCCCCGTGATCCTTCGCTGGTGGCATGAGGCGACCGGCGACTGGTTTTGGTGGAATGGGGTGGATCGTGCATCCGACTTCATCCTGCTGTGGCGCGACTTCGTGAACTACCTGCGCGATGTCAAAGGCCTCACGCATGTCCTCTACTGCTGGAACGTTGATGGCAGCACAGGCGTCGACCCAAACCTGTTCTGGCCTGGCTCCTCGTACGTGGACATCATTTCGATGGACACCTATGACAACCGCAATGACGCCTCGGTGTCGCTGCTTGGCCAGAACAATAGGCCTGCGGGCTGCTGGTCCAGTATTAAGGTCTTGGCCTCCACCCACAACAAGCCTTTATGCATCCCGGAGTTGGGCTACCAGTACTGCGCCACGTTGAGCGGGATCTGGGACCAGAAGACCGGCCGCTACCTGGCAACGACGTTCTACGAGTCCGCACTGGCAGCGCTTTGGCCGGCGCCCTACGGACCCCAGGCTTCAGACGGCGGGGCAGCGAAGGCCAGCTTCTCAGCGATGGCGATCAGCCCCTACGCAATGACGGCTGATCGGCTAACGGGCGTCTACGTCTGATCCGGCCCCTTGCCGGGCTGATCGCCCATCAAAGCCGCCCACCGAGGCGGCTTTTTCGTTTCTGAAAGGCTCCCATGAAAAAACTCAGAGGCCTGGCCGGCATGAAGTCGGCCGGAGCGATCCGCGACCTCGCGCCGGTCATGAAGACCATCGACTGGCGGGGCGACGACGGCGAGGACTACTCCATTGACGTGCACGTCAAGCCAATGGCCTTCGGCATGGCGATGGACCTGCAGCTGGAGGACTCGCCCGACAAGCGCGCAGCCGCCATCGGCCAGATGATCCTGGTCGAGGAGGCCGGCAAGCTGGTGCCGCTGGGCACCGACAACGCGCGCGCGCTGAACTCGCAGCTGGGCTTCAAGCTGCTCACGGCCATCAACCAAGCCATGGCAGGTGAAGCAAAAAACTCTCGGCCGCGGAAGAGCTCCTCTGCGAACTCGTCCTCAACGGAATCGGCGGCCGAACCCTCGCAGAAGCCCGTGAGCGCCTGAGCGCCGAAGAGGTGATGGTGTGGGCCGAGTACCGGGCCCGCTTTGGCACCCTCAACCTTGGCCATCGGCTGGAGTTCCTTTTCGGTCGGTCTGATTGGGTGCGCCATGCCAGCCACGGCGGCAAGGAGCCGCTGGACAAGTTCCTGCGGTACTACGACGAGCCGCCGCAAGAAAAGCCAGCTGAGGCGTCCGCAGCATCCCTGGAAATGATCGCGCGCATGTTCGGTGCGCCGGTGGAGGTACGCAGATGATGAACGCTGATGGAGGGGCCAGATGAGCAGGAGCCTTGGCACCCTCACGCTCGACTTAATTATGAAGATCGGCGGCTTCACGCAGGGCGCAACGCAGGCCGAGCGGCAGGCCGGGCGCACCGCGCGCGAGCTGTCAAAGCGCAAGAAGGAGATCGAGAAGGAGTGGTCGACGCTGGGCACCGCGATCGCGGCGGGCTTCGCCGGCATCACGATCGGATCGACCTTCGGCAAGTTCATCCAGGAATCGAAGGATGCCCAGGCCGAGCAGGCCCAGCTGGTCGCCGTGCTCAAGAGCACGAAGGAGGCGGCCGGCTACTCCGCCGAAGAGCTCAACGAGATGGCTTCGGCCATGGCCGGCGTGTTCAGCGACGGCGACATCAACCGCGCACAGACGCGCCTACTCGCCTACACCAACGTCGTGGGGAACGAGTTCCCCGAAGCGCTGCAGGCGGCTGTCGACATGGCCGCGCGAATGGGTATGACGGTAGAGCAGGCCGCTGAGACGGTCGGCAAGGCGCTCAACGTGCCTTCGGAAGGCATGAGCGCGCTGAAGAAGCAGGGCTTCAGTTTCACGGAACAGCAGGTAAAGCTAGCGCAGAGACTCCAGGAAACGGGGAGGACGGCAGAGGCGCAGGCCATCGTCCTTGCAGAGCTGAAGTCCTCGTATGGCGGGGCCGCCGAGGCCGCGCGCAACACCTTCGGCGGCGCGATCTCCGAGCTGCAGCACAGCCTGAACAGCCTCATGACCGGCGATGACGGCAGCCTGCAGGGAGCAACCGAGTCCATCCAGGATCTGACGAAGCAGATGAACTCGTCGGAGACGAAACAGGCCTTCGCCGCGCTCACGGCCGGCCTGGCGTCGGTCATCTCCTTCCTCGCGTCGGCGACCACGCACGTGATCAACTTCAGCCGGTTCGTGGGCGAGGCGCTGGGCAGTATGGCGCACGGCTCGGCCGATCCCATCGAGCGGCTGAACGAGCAGATCGCGTCGCTGGAGACCGGGTTGGTCACAGCGCAGCGGGCGCTCAAGACGACAGACCCCCGCGCGGAGGGCTTCAGGGAATACGGCAAGTACGTCGAGGAGACAACGGCGAAGCTTGAGCAGCTTCGCAAGATGCGCGCCGGCCTGGTCGCTGATGCCAACAGGCCAGCCGCGAGCGCCGGCCCCGTCAAGGATCGGCCAAAGCCCCCGCGCATTCCGACTAAGGGTGACGGCAGCGACGATCCGACCAAGGCGCTGCTGGCCAACCAACTCAAGGAGTTCGACCGCCTGGTGCAGGAGCAGACCGGCATCATGGCCGACCGCAACCGCATGCTGGACCTGTACAACGGCCAGGGGCTGGTGTCGGTCCAGGGCTTCTACGACGCCCAGCGCGCCATCCTGGAGGAGGCAACCGCGGGCCAGGTGAAGGCCTACGACGCGCAGATCGCCGCACTGGAGAAGTACCGCAACGCAGCCGAAAAGAAGACCGACCGCGCCGACGCCGAGGGCAAGATCGCCGAACTGGTCGCCAAGCGCGCCAAGGTGCAGCAGGACGCCGGCCTGGCCGCCATCGAGCTGGACGTGAAGCAGCAGCAGGCCGCCAAGGAACTGGCCGACTCGCTGCAGGATGTGAACGTGCGGCTGATGGAGCTGCGCGGCCAGACCGCCGAGGCGGCCGCGCTGAACTTCGACAAGGCGAACGAGGGCTTGAAGAAGCTGTTTCAGGCCAACGGCAACCAGCAGGGCCTCGACACGCTGGCGAAGCTGAAGGAGTCGACCGTGGCGCAGGCGCAGCTCAACGAGCTGACGCAGCGCTTCTCGCTGATCCAAGGCGACCTGGGCGACGCCGAGAAGCGCATCGCGCTCGACCGCGAGGCCGGCACCATCAGCGAGATGGAGGCCCTGCAGCGCACAGGCGCCGCGCGGCGCGAGCGGATCGGGCTGCTGCAGCAGGAGATCGACAAGTTCGTGCAGCTGCAGGCCGTCGCCGTACTCACCCCTGAGCAACAGCAGGCCTTCAACCGTCTCAAGCTGCAGATGGAGGAGCTCAATGCGTCCATCGACCCGCTCGGCGACAAGCTTCGCTCCACCTTCGAGGGCTCGTTCTCCAACCTGTTCTCCGACATCGCAGACCGCTCCAAGACCGCCAAGGATGCGGTGAAGGACTTCGGCAAGTCCGTGTTGAACGAGTTCAACAACCTCATCAGCAAGCAGCTCGGGCAGCAGATGGTGAACTCGCTGTTCGGGGCCAAGGGCTCGAGCGGTGGCGCCGCCGGCGGCGGCTGGGGCTCCCTGGTGACCGGGTTCATGAGCCTCTTTGGATTCGTGGACGGCGGCTACACCGGCGCCGGCGGCAAGTACCAGCCAGCGGGCATCGTGCACCGAGGCGAGGGCGTCCTGAACCAGGGCGACATGGCCAAGATCGGCGGCCCGGCGGGCTTCGCGCAGCTGGTGTCCACCATCCGCAGCGGGCGCAGCCACGCCAGCGGCGGCGTGGGCGGCTCGAGCAGCGTGCCGTTTTCCCCCGCGGCCAACGGCCCGAGCACGGTGGTGAATGTCCACGTGCCGGCTGGATCGACTGTGGAGCAGAAGACGAGGCGCGGGAGCGGTGGTCAAGAGATCGTCGATGTGTTCGTCAACCAGGCTGCAATCGCTGTAGCCGGCCAGATCGCAGGCAACTACGGCCCGGTCGGTCAGGCGATGCAGGCGCGCAGCAGGCGAGGTATGTGATGGCTGCACTTCCAAGTTACGTCTGCATCCTTTTGGAGGGTGCCGGCGAAGAGTTTGATCCCGGCGTTGTGGTCTCTGAGATGGAGCGGGGCATGTCCAAGATGCGCGTCGGGCAGAGCCGGGTGATCGTGGAGATCCCGGCGACCCTGATGTTCTACGCCCAGCAGGACACGATCAGCTTCGAGACCTGGTACTTCCAGACCATCAAACGCATCGGGTTCTTCGACTGGCCCAACCCGCGTACTGGGCAGTTGCTGAGCGTGCGCTTCAAGGGCGGCGACATCGGCAAGCTGGTGCCCGTCACGTCTGGCTACGCGCTGGCCAAGCGCGACGTCACCCTGCAGTACCTGCGATGACCCAGTTCCGCGAGCGCAACCAGCGCCTGACCAACACGGTCGGCCACGTCGAGCTACTGGAAGTGACGAACCCCGGCTTCACAGGCCCTATGCATATCTGCAACGACGTGCAGGACTTCACCAGCAAGGGGATCACTTACATCGCCTTGCCGTTCGGTTTCACACTGCCCGACGACGTGAGCGGGCAGTCTCCGCGCATGCAGCTGGTGATGGACAACGTCGGGCGAGACATCAGCACCGAGCTTGAGCGGCGTCTGCCGGGAAGCACCACCATGGCGAGGCTGATCATCGCCGCGCGCGACACGCCCGACGTGCACGAGCACGTGTTCTGGATGCCGATCACTGGGGTTGTCATCACCGGCACCACCGCGAGTGCAACCGCGAGTGTTCAGGACCTGATGGACCAAGCTGCCTGCAAGCAGATCGCCAACCCTTTTACCTTGCCGGGCATCTTCTAGCGTGCACACCGATCGGTTCCTTGGCATCCCGTATTGCCCTCGGCGGATGGACTGCGCCGACCTCGTGATGCTGGTGCAGCGCGAGTTGTTTGGCCGCGAGGTGGTGTTCGCCGGCAAGCGCCCGCGGCCTCTGGACAGCGCCGCGCAGGACGCCGCGCTGGCGGCCTACTGTGCCGAGTTGGCCTTGCCGGTGGCCGAGCCGGTGGATGGCGACGTGGTGCTCATGCGCGAGGGCGGCAAGACGATGGCTGGCCACGTCGGAACCTACTTTTTTACGGGCTACGCGCCCTGTGTCCTGCACGCCGCGGCATGGATGCAGGGCGGCAGCTCGCTGCACAAGATCAAAGACCTGCCGGCCATGGGCCTGACGGTCATGGGGTACTACCGATGGAAGTGAACCGCGCTGAGCTTGCCGCAGTCAACGGCGTGCCTGCCGAACTGATCGACGCCGGCGGTCGGCTGGTCGTCACGCCGAACTTTGCGACGCTGGAAGGCCAGCGTAACGTCCCGGCGGATCTGCGGCCTGGTGAGTCGCTGGCGGCCTTCCTGGAGCGCCACGTGCCAGGCATCCAGTCCGGCGCCTGGTCGGTGAGCATCGCGGGCGCCGCCGTGCCGCAGGCCATGTGGCGCACCACCTTCCCAAAGCACGGGATGTTGATAGCCTGCCGCGCGACGGGCGGGAAGCAGGTTGTTGCCATCGTCGCGCTGGCTGTGCTGTCCTACTTCACGCTGGGTGCCGGCTTGGCCGCCTGGGGCACGACGGCCACGGCAATTGCGGCGACGACAGGCCTGAGTGTCACCATGGTGGGGGTCGGTGCGTTTGTGGCCGGGTCGGTGCTGATCAACAAAGTGCTCGCCCCAAAGGTTCCAAAGGCTCAATCGGCCGAGGCGGCGCGTGCCGTCTACAGCCTGAGCGGCCAGCGCAACAGCGCGCGCCCCAATCAGCCGATCCCGACGCTCTGGGGCGAGATGCGCGTCACGCCTGACGTGGCCAGCGCGGCTTACACCTGGTTCGAGGGCGACGACCAGTACCTGAGCCTGATCCTGCTGGGCGGCATCAACGTGCACAGCGCGGCCGACCTCGCCGTGGGCGACACGCCGTTCAGCGGCTACTCGGACGTCAGCCTGTTCTACAGCGGCTTTCCGGGCATGGCCAGCCAGGACATTCCGCTGTACAGCAACGCCGATACGATCTCGGGCGCCGAGTTGGAGAAGAACGGGCCTTGGGTCGTGCGCACCAGCTCGCCCGACGTGGTGGCGCTGCAGCTGGACTTCGAGGGCCAGCTGTACGACGTGGGCGTCAAGGGCAACACGCTGCCCAACAGCGTGCAGCTGTTCATCGAGACACGCCCCGTGGGCTCGGACAACTGGGTGCCGGCATCTTCGCCCACGCTGACCAACAGCACGGCCGACGTGCTGCGCCGCACGTTCACGCTGCAGGTCGCGCAGGGCCAGTACGACGTTCGCGTGCGCCTGGGCCCGCCGACCTGGGACGAGGGCGAGGGCAAGGACCAGTGCAAGATCGGCTGGAACGTCCTCAAAAGCATCCAGCCGGACCAAACCGACTACAGCGGCTGGGGGCGCATCGGCATCAAGATCCGCGCGTCGGGCCAGCTGTCCGGCAGCCTGGACACCGTGCGCGCCACCTACCGCGCCCGTCCGATGCCCATCTGGAACGGGTCGGCCTGGGTCACGGCCACAGCGCGGGACAACGGGCTGTCCAACCCCGGCGCCATCCTGCTGCAGACCATGCGCGGTGTGTACGCCAATGGCGAGCTGCAGTTCGGCTTCGGTCTGCCGGACGAACAGATCGACATCGAGGGCCTGAAGGCCTTCATGCTCCACTGCACGGCGAACGGCTACACCTACGACAAGTGGGTGACCGATGCCGTGTCGCTCGGCCAGTTCTGCCAGGAGGTGGCGCTGGCCGGCATGGGCGAGTTCAGCTGGACGGATGGCAGCCGGCCGACGGCGGTCTTCGTCTCCAGCGGCCAGCCGCTGTCGGGCGTGGTCAACATGGCCAACATGCTGAAGGCGTCGTTCGAGGTCTCCTACAGCCTGAGCAACGCCGCCGACGGCATCGAGTACCAGTACCTGGACCGCGAGCGGAACTGGGAGACGCAGACGCTGCGCGTGTCCGCGCCCGGCGTGACCACGATGCTCAACCCGGCCCGCATCACGGGTGAGGGCGTCACCAGCGAGGCCCACGCCGCCATCATGGCGCGCTACCACCTCGCCCAGAGCCTGTACCAGTTCAAGACGATCGGCTACACGGCAGACATCGAGCACCTGGACTACCGGCGCCTGTCGTTGCTGTCCATCAGCCACGACCTCACGCAGTGGGGATTCGGCGGGCGGCTCGTCTCGGCGCAGCGGGTGGCCGGCAAGGTGGTCCTGCAGTTGGATGAGGCAGTGCCGCCCCTGGCACAGGCCTTCATCGGCTTGCGGCTTCCGGGCTACCGCGACTACCGGGTGTTCCAGGTCGAGGCGCTGTCCATCGCCGGGGACCAGGTGACCCTGGCCGACCCGTGGCCTTCAGGCCTCCCGCTGCCCGGCGCGACGGAAGACGATCCAGCGCACGACACGCTGTGGTGCTACGACTTCAAGCCAACGCCCGGCTACCGCGTTCGAGTGGTGAGCATGGAGCCCGAGGCCGACCTGAAGGGTGCGCGCATTTCCTGCGTGCCCGAGGGCCCCGAGTTCTGGGACTATGTGCTGAATGGGAACTACGTTCCGGCGCCGAACGGCTCGTCCTTGACCGCCAACCTGCCTGTCGCGAGCAACCTGCAGATCACTCGGTCCCGCGTGAAGGTAGGAGCCGGCTGGGAGCATGAGCTGTCGGCAACCTGGGATGTGACCGGCAACTACGACCATGCCCAGGTGTGGGCCGCGCCTGCTGGCCAGCCCCTGGTGCTGATTGACAGCAACGTGTACGGCACCCGGTTGGCCTGGCGCGTGCCTTCCGACCAGACGTGGTCCGTCGAGGTCCGCCCCTTCGACGGTCTGGGACGCATGGGCACCGTCGCGTCGGTGATCTTCACCGACCCGAGCGTGCTGGTCGGTGGCGTACTGGGCCTGACCGCCGCCGTGGAAACCAACGGTGTGGTGCTGCGCTGGAACACGCCGCAAGACATCGACTCCATCGACTATGCGGCAACGCGGATCCGCTTGGGCCTGGCCGGCGGTTCGTGGGAGACCGCATCGCCCGTCTTCGAGGGCAAGGCCAACACCTGCAACCTCGGATGGTTGCAGGCCGGCCAGCTGATGTTCTACGCGGTGCACGTCAACTCTGCCGGGGACACGTCCGCGCCAGTGTTCACCTCCATCTCGATCGTGCCGCCAGGCCAGCCTGTGGTGACAGGGCTCGCGTGGCAATCGCTTGTCGAGCTGGCATGGGACGCTGTGTCGGCCACGCAGCCTCTGCGTGGCTACGAGGTGCGCCTGGGTGACGTCTATGCCGGCGCGCAGCTGTTGAGCACGCTCGATGCCCTGTCCTTCAGCCAAACCGTGTCCGCTGCTGGGAACTACCGCTACTGGGTGGCCGCGATCGATCTGGGCGGCAACCGCGGGGCGCCGGGAACCGTTCTGGTCACCGTGCTGCCCGATATCTCCGAGGCGATCCAGGAACTGCAGGAGGGCTTGGACGAAGTCGTGCAGGATCTGGTCGAGCTGGGGCAAGACACGGACCAAAAGATCCTGGCCGAGGCGGCTGCGCGCGGCACCGCGATCGAGGCGGTCACGCAGCTCATCACCGAGGGCGACGAGCAGCTGGCCCAGCAAATCGAGAACATCTCGGCGTCGAGCACAGGCTACGTGCGCGCCAATGTGCTCTACAACGGCGGCTTCGAGTACGGCATGGACGGGTGGGGCGGGAACGTCAGTTCGTTTGTTGCTTACGACAGCGTGGTCGGCCGCATTACCCAGAGCGTGACGCATCCAGCCAGCGGCATTCTCTTCACCTCTGAAGCGCAGGCTGGGCAGGGGTTGTGGTACGCCGCCGCGATGGAGGTGCAGATGCACGCGGCGGGCGGCCAATGGCGCTTGCGCATCCAGTTCTACAACGCCGCGCACGCAGACATTTCAGGGGTCGTTGGGCCCTGGAATGGCCCGACCGATTTCTCCAACTTCACTGCTGCCGTGCGTCAAGCCACCGCTATCGAGGCGCAAGCCCCTGCGGGCGCTGCGTTTCTCCGGTTCAGTGTTGACTGGATCAATGCCTCAGGCAGCGTGCTTGGCTTTGCGCGTGCAAAGGTGGAGGTCGGCCGCAAGCCAATCACCAGCTACATCACCGGGGCCCCCGACGCTGGCACGCTGGCGGCGATCCAGACCGAGCGCACGGCGCGTGCCAATGGCGATGCGGCCGAGGCGCTGGCGCGCGAGACGTTGGCGGCTCAAGTGGGCCAGGTTGCGGCCAGCGTGACCACTGAGGCTTCCGTGCGCGCCCAGGCGGATGGCCAGCTGTTCGCCAAGTACGGCGTGCGCTTGACCGTGGACGGCAAGGTCAGCGGCTTCATCCAGAACAACGACGGCACGCAAAGCAACTTCGTCGTGCTGTCCGACCGCTTCGCCTGGGCGATGGAAGGCGCCGGCGGCGAGATCAAGTACCCAGTGGTGTTCGGTTCCATTGGCGGCGTCGCCAGCTTCGGCTTCACCGGAAACATGTTCCTTGACGGCGTGCTCAAGGCGCGGATGCTCGATGCGGACCAGATCTACGCGTACCACATCCGAAGCCTGGAGATCGAGACGCGGCACCTCAAGGCGCTGGCCGTCACTGCCGAGAAAATCTCTGTCGGCAGCCTGTCTTCGATTGTTCCCAACCTGGGTATCGTGGTTTACGGTCGTCTGGTGTCGGCTGACGGAATGATGAGCGTGGATCTGGACAACAAGTCCATCCACATGCTGAAGAACGGCCGGCGCGTTCAGATCAGTCCCAGCGGCATATACATGGGTGCCGACGACGGGGTGGGCAACCGGCTCGAGTACAACCTCGACTCGGGTGCGATGCTTCTGAATGGGTCTTTCACCGCGGATGCGATCAACGCCGTCAATACGCTCAACATCGCGGGGCAAGGGGCCACGACGCTTGCGCTGGTGCGCAGCGGCTCCAGCAACTACTACGGCGGCGACAACGCGGACAACTGGATCACGATGCTCTCGCTGGCCGTGACCCTGAAATCCGGTGGCAACGGTGTCGTCGCCTTCATCTCGCACATGGAAGTCCCCACAACAGCAATTACCCAGATACCCGAGTTCCGTCTGTTCAACCAGACAACCGGTCAAGAGATCAAGCGGTGGATGGGCAAGAAGCTGTTCGAAGAAGACCAGAGCAACGTGCGGGACACCGAAATCACTCTGGTGGACTTCAATCCCGTAATCGGCGCCAACACTTACCTGCTGCAGACCATGCACCGCCAGCAGTGGGTGACGCACATGGACCAGCGCCTGACCATTCTTGCGAGCCACCGATGAAGTATTGGATCGAGTACAGCGCTGACGGTGAGATCTACTTTGCCGGGCGCAGCCTTGCGCTTCCGGCGCCCCAGCGCGGCGGTACGGTCATCGAGACGCCCGACGCTGTCGACCCGACGCGCTCGGTCTTCATCGCGGATGAGCTGCACGAGCTGGGGCCGCGGCCGAGTCCGCAGCATGTGCTGGACTTCGCGACATGCGAATGGGTGCTGTGGACGCCGCCAGGCGGCTCTGCCCTGCAAGTCCTCCAGGCGGCGAAGTGGGTCGAAATCAAGGCCGAGCGCGACAGGGTGGAGAAAGCCGGCTTTGAGTACCTGGGGCGCATGGTGGACAGCGATGCGGAGAGCGCGCTGCGGATCACGGGCGCCACATCGGCCGCGCAGGCCGCGCTGGCCATCGGGGCGCCGTTCAGCATCGCATGGACCTGCCAGGACAACAGCGTCCTGGAGCTCGACGCCGCGCAGATGGTGGGCATGCTGGTCGCGCTGGCGAACCACGCGGACCAAGTGCATCAGGTGTCGCGCGGTCTGCGAGCGCAGATCTTTGCCGAGGACGCAACCGAGTCGTCCGTTGCCGCTGTCGCCTGGCCATCCGAATAGTCCTTCCAGTTCCCGCACCAAGCCGCCCACCGAGGCGGCTTTCTTTTGCCCGAAAGGCTCCCGATGACACATGCCCAAGCCAGACCGGTCCCTGCGCAAGCCCGGCAAATGCCATGAGCAAGGCCACACCGATCGTCGTTGACCTGCGCAGGTGGGTCGAGGACACCTGTGCGCTGCCGCGCAACCAAGACAAGGCCGAAGTGCGTACCTTGGCAGCCATCGTGACCGCTGGCTTCCTAGTGTCCATGGCCGAGCCGCTGTTCTACCTGTTCCTGGTGCCTGAGTCGCTCGTGTCCCGAGTGGCAGGCATGGCGCCGTCGGTGTACCTGGTGGCGGCCGCATTCTCGGCCTGCCTGCTGCTCACGCTGCCACACCTCGTCGCGCTGCTTTGCTTTCCACGCACGCTGCACATGGCCTGGCCGCGCCGGATGGCTGCCCGTGGCGCGGTCGGTGCTGCGGTCGTCTGGCTCTACCTCGCGGCGCTGGCCACGCCGCTCGACCTTGGCGCGGTGGAGTGGGCCTATGGGCTGCGCGCCATGGGCTCGTTGCTGGTGGGCGGTGCCTACGGCGTGTCGCTCAACGCCCAACAACTGCGGGAGTGCATCAATGCGCAGACGCGTTGACCTCTTCATCCTGGCATGGCTCACGACGTACAGCGCGCTCTGCTACGCGCAGTCCACGCTGGCCCAGGACCTGGCGGGCTACGACTGGGTGTCCCTGCTGCTGGCCTTCGCGGCCGGTCTGGTGGGTGGCGCGGCTCGCACCATCCTGACCCTGGTTTCCAACGAGCAATTGGTCGGCAATGTGCGCCTCGTGCTCGTCAAGGACATGGTGGTGGCGCTGTTCGGTGGCGCCGCGGCCTTTTTGCTGATCCAGGGCTACAACAGCTGGTCAGCCGGGCTCACGTCCATGGAGCTGCCGGCCATCACCCGCGACTTCCGCGTGCTGATCATCGTGGCCGCCGGCGCCAGCCGCGGCCGCTGGCTCGGCATCGTCGATCGCTTCACGGCCGACGCCATTGCCAACGCGCGCCAGCGCCTGCGCGGCGCGGCGCCGCCTGAACCCGCGGCCTCGATGCCCGCGCCCCTCGGAGACCGCTGATGACCCTTGACGAAATCTCGGCCCAAGGCATTGGGCCAGCGCTAGCGTTGCTGCCTGCAACCATGGACACGCCGCGCGCACGCATCATGCTTCTCGCCATCGGCCTGCAGGAGAGCCGCTTCACGGAGCGCCGTCAGCTGGTCGGCAGCCCGCCGCGACCAACCGGGCCGGCCAAGTCGTTTTGGCAGGCGGAGATCGGCGGTGGCATGGTGCGCGGCGTGCGGCTGCATGTGGCCACGGCCAGTCTGGCGGCATCGCTCTACCGTGCGCGCGGCGTGGCGGCGACCGATGCGGCGATCTGGGACGCGATCGAGCGGGACGATGTGCTGGCCGCCGGCCTGGCGCGCCTGCTGCTGTGGTCTGAGCCTGCTGCGCTGCCCACGCCTGCCGACGAGGAGGGCGCGTGGCTGCTGTACCTGCGCGCCTGGCGGCCGGGTGCATGGACACGCGGCACGCCCGCGGAGCGCGCCGAGCTGCGGGCCAAGTGGGGCCGCAACCACGCGCGCGTGCGGCAGTTCCTGGGGGTCGCATGAGGCTCGCCCTCTTGCGCGCCCCGCTGCCTGGATGGCGCATGGCTCTGGCCCACAAGCTCGGCGCCAAGCTCGATCACACGCGCTGGAGCCACGGCGAATTGATCTTCAGCGACCGCATCACCGGTTCGGCCTGGATGGATGGCGGCGTGCAACTGCGGCGCATGCCGCCTGAGCACTACGCGGCCGACCGCTGGGACTTCTTCGACCTGCCGGACCACCTTGAGGCGCCCGCGCGCCGATGGTTCGCGGACAACGCCGGCGCGCGCTACGACGTGCTGGGCCCCGCGCGCTTCGCGCTCGGAGTGCTGAGCCAGACCGCCGACCGTTGGTATTGCCATGAGGCGACTGCCGAGGCGCTGGGGCTGCCCGACAGCTGGCGCTGGACGGGCGGCCTCTTCGTGGCCATGGGCCCGAGGCTGTGGCCGTGCGCGTTCAAGCGCGTCGGCGGTCCATGGCCCACACCTTGGCCGTCCGAGATCGTGAGGTGCAGCCGTGATTGACCTTCGCATAGTCGGCGCAGCGCTGCTGGCGGCGGCGCTGGCCGGCACGCACTGGTACGCCTACCGCCAGGGCGCCCAAGCTGTCCAGATCAGGTTCGACGCCCATGTGGCCGCGGCGGATCGGGCGGCCGTCCGCCAGGCCGATGAGAACCGAGGGCGTTCTGCCCAGGTTGAGGAGCGCATCGTTGTGCAGACGGTGTACCGGGACCGCTACCTCACCAAGACTGTCAAGGAGATCGAACGTGCGACTCAACCCCTGGCTGTTTGCCCTGTGCCTGCTGACGCTGTCCGGCTGCTCAACGACGCCGCGCGCTGTGCCCGCGAAGATCGACCCGCCGCCTGTGGCGCTGTCGACGCCGTGCTCGACACCCGCTGACTTGGAAAGCAACGCCAGCGCGCAGCAGTTGTCGGCCTGGACGGTGGAGTGGATCGGCGCCTACGGGTGCGAGCGCGCGAAGCGCGCCGGCCTCGTGGAGGCTTGGCCGCGATGACCGGCCTCGTCCGCTACGAGAAGGTCGCCGGCTTCCTGGAGTTCGTCGGCCGCTCGCTGGTCTACCGCAAGCTCACGGGTCTGATCCGCATCTTCCGCCCCGGCGCGTTGCCGGGCGATCCCTACATCGGCGCTGGCACGGTCGTGTGGCGGCAGCCGCACTTCGGCCAGCCGCAGGACCAGTGCGAGATTCGCGGGCTGAAGGCTGAAATGAACCGCGCGCACTGGCGCGACATGGCCGCCGAGATGCAGCGTGAAGGGGCGGCCAGGGTCTGGGCCCTGCGCGGGCCCGGCAAGCTGCTTCCCTATGCGAAGACCGACCCACTGCAGCCAGGCTGGCAGTACATCGACCTGGCCGACATCAAAGCCAACCCGGCCGCGCCGGTCACGGGATTCGTTGAGCTGCCGGACTGATCCGCGTTGTTCGAGGGTCGGAGCGGCGGCTATCTGGATGCGGCCATCTGATCCAGCACTGCTATGGCGGCGGCCTGATTGGGCGCGCAAAACCACGTCTGGTTCCAACTCGTCAGTGCCTTCTCGCCGTACTCAATGCCCTGGTACTGGCGAAATCCGCCGCGGACGCGCACCAGGCGCACCTCGTGCATCTGCAGCAGTTGGCGATCAAGGCCTGGCAGCTCAAGGGCCTCGGCATGCCAGTGCGGCCCTGTGAAGCGGTCAGTGCAGATGATGCCGGCGCTGACCGGTGTCTGGAGTAGCACCTCGCCCGGCGCGAGCTTGGCGCCGGTGCGTGGCCGGCGCATGCGGTAGATGACGCAGCGGTAAGCTGCTTTCGGGCGAGCTTCCTTGTCGGCAATGCTTCCGGGTGCCCATTGGCCCATGCGATAGAAGCCGCTGCCAGGTTCAAACCATGGTGTGACGTCGCTCACGTTCTTCGTCTAGAGCACTGTTCATGCAAACAGTATAAGCGGGCCGAGCTCGGATGTGCAGCGGCGTAGCCGTCAGCGGAGGCCGGGTGCGCGCAACACGATCTTTTCCGGGTGACAGCCCAGCGCCATCATCTGCATTTGGATGAGTCAAGTGGCGCGCTTCGTTTCCCAATTCACAGCTTCTAGGGGCGCTGCGTATCTCGGTGAATTCGAAGGATCAATTCGAACTCTTGCTTAACTATCGTTCCGATTAGGACCGTCTCAATCTTCGAATTATTGACTAATTCTTGCAAATGGTTGAGAAACCGTCTCCCTCTATTGTTAGAGAAAAGAGCGTTTTGAGGTTCTTGGCCAAGAACGACAATCAAAGTTCGCTTGAAATCCTCGTCATCAAGTATTATTTCGTCCTGCTCCCAATTACTGTACTTAATTTTCTCCATTAATACGCCAGTATTAAGCGAAGATAGTCGGATGACATCAAACGTCTCAAGTCCGTCGCCTCTGTGGGCTAGCAGTCTCTTTTGAATTCCCTTGCTAATTTCTATCACTTCGCCAAACTGAGACGATAGCCAATTTTGTACTATTCTCGTTATTTGGCTCATTGGATATCGAACGGGCTCTATATCGTCAAGTCCCAAATAACTCGTTAAGGTGGCACTATTCTCAAATAGACGATTTGCAGCTTCGATTCTGTCGTGCTCGGACTCTACCAGCTGAACCTGCTGAACCTGCTGAACCGATTGATCGGCAATGGGCGCATTCAACTGCTTGTGCGCATTAGCGAGGAACTGGTCGGACGAATACATCCAGAATAGTTCAACGGGGGTGTTCCTCAGAATTTCGGACACCAATTCTTGATGTGGGCCCATAGTCTTTCCATGCTCTCGCCACCACCAATCCGGCTTCTGGTCTCCTGTGACGATAATCAGGTGCTTGATGTTCCGGCCTTTTGCGTGATTAATTATTTGCCGCCAAAGAATCAAATCGCCGAACTTGGCTTTATAAACCAAATGGTTGTGGATGAACTCCGCGAACTTAGGGTTTTTCTCTTTATCAGCATCGTGATAGCCAGGTGGAATTTCCTTGCTGTACCGATCCTCTCCGCCCTCCGTAAGGCTGTCTAACTCCTGCTGCGTCTTAGGGCCTTCGCCTATCGATCCGTACAGTAGATCGTCAATTCGATCCCTTATTGGATCGGAGGAAGAAACCTCCAGTTGACTGCGATGTATTTCCACTATTGAATCGACCAAGCGGGCATGTGCAACTCGGAGGTCCGAGAGTATTTTGTCAACATCGATAGATTTCGAGCGCTTTTCAATTTCAAGTTTCTGAAAACCTGCAACAATACTGCTCAGTTGTTCGCTTGACTTTGCCTGTTCATTTCCTGACAGGCTCCAAGCTGCCTCGATCACTTTTAGACGGTTACGTTGAAACTCGAGGGCCACTTGATGGGGGATCCAAAGGCGATCTCGGAGTAAATTTAGTGCATTCAAGAAATCCTCTCTGGCGCGCTCCGGATAACGATAGAGATTTAAGAGTACATTTGTGTCTGGAACAATGATTGCTTCTTTCCAGAGCAGCTTATATTGCTCGTCTGATAGTGGGTAATAACCTGGAAAAAGAGATTTCATGTGGGTTGAACTGGTAGTGCTATTGGATCTCAAGTGATTATTTGAGCCGGGATTGCCAGCCTTCATACTTGTCGCCGGTTTGTTTGACATGGGTGTATCGCTGGAGCCCTTTCCATGAGCGATGGCCTGAAACCATAGCAACATGCGGTATGGTCCATCCCATTTCAAAGAGGCGGCTGACTCCTTCATGTCGAAGATCATGGAAATGCAGATCCTCTATCCCTAAAAACTTGCACGCTCGGGTAAACGATGAGCTGACAGACTCCGCGTTGTAGGGCCAGATCCTTCCCTTCGTCACGCCGCGCGCCTTGATCAGCTGCAGCGCCTCTGGAGTTAATGTCGTGTGCACGTCATTGCCGATCTTCTCGCCGGGGTTTTTCATGTCGCGCACAATCACCTGGCTTTGCTGCTCGTTTACGTCCTCGGCGAGAATCCGACATGTTTCTTCCTGCCGGCGCGTCGAGAAAATGCTGAAAAGGATCAGTTGTGTCATCGGGATCGAGTCGGACCGCTTTCGCTCGTACACGGAGTAGTGAGCTAAGAGCTTTTCCAGCTCGGCCAGGGTGGGCCGGCGCGTGCGCGAGCGCGAGCGGGCGATCAGGCCCAGCTTGTCAGCGACCACGCGCGCGTCTTCCACGGCGGCCACATCCAGCGGGTAGCCCCAGGCGGGCCTGGCCACCTTGAACACTGCCGACAGGTGCGAGAGGTAGTTGCCCCTGGTCTGCGGCTGCGATTCCAGTTCCTGCAGGTAGCGGATGATCGTGGTGCTCTTGATCTCCGAGCAGCGCAGCTGGCCGAGCCACGAGTTCTTGATCGTGCGCAGTACCTGGTCTTTCGTCACGCCGTGCGGCTTGAGCTTGTCGGCCAGGTAGGTGTTGATCACGCCGGCCAGCGTCGGATCTTCCTTCTTGACTAGCGCCCCAGGCTTGGCGAGGGCCTCCTCGCGCTGGGCCATCCAAAGCCGCGCCGGCGATTCCCGGTCGAACGTCTGGGTTTCGGTGTGCACCACCTTGCCGTCCTTCTTGATGCGGATCTGGGCGGTGTGCCCGATCGAGCCGTCTTTCCGGCGGCGACGGATAATTGTTCCCAT